ATTCCCTGCGCTTTTCCTTGCTTGCGGCGGTGTACTCCCGCTGTTTGGCCTTTAGCTTTTCTGCATTTTGCTCGCGGTAAATACGGCTTTTTTCTTTCAATCGTTCGCTGTGTGTTTGCTGATACTGCCTTGCAAGTTCGTTGAGCTTATCTCTGTTGGCATGGTGATACGCTCGGTGTTGTGCGTTAATCCGCTCCTTGTTTGCAAGATAGTAAGCGCGCCGCTTTTCCTTTATTTCATCTTTCTTTTTTTCACGATAAAGCTTATTGATTTCGGTTAGCCTATCTTTGTTCTTGGCTCTATGCTCCTTGTAGTATTGCTTAGAGTGTTCTTGGTTTGCTTTCTTCCAAGCGTATACCTTTGCTTGAATCTTTTCTTTGTTGGCGAGATAGTACGCTCGGGCGTACTCTTTCTTCTTTTCTTCCGGTGTCATCGTCTGATCTCCTTATAGTTATCCTGCAAGCCTGTCCGATTGCGCCCACAACATGACGCGTACCAGCATCTCTGCCATGTTATCCATCTGCTCCTCTACCCACGCCTCGGGGTAGTTCTCGAACGGTTCCCACGCGGTCTTATCTTCGTAGTCTGCATAGAAGTGCATCTCTGCCATAGTCGCGGCGAGGTGTTGAATTTCCGGTAATGTTTTCATCGTCTGATCTCCTGTTAAGCGTGTGTAATTAATTCTTCTGGTATTTCCATCTCGCTGCCGAGCATTTCAATACCAACCTGCCAAGGCAGGTAATGGGCATCTTGCCAGTCAATCGTGTTGCCGCTGTCATTCCTCAGCGATATGGTGTAGTAACAAGTCTGCGTATCGACATTGAACGTCAGTCGGATATCAACCGATGTATTTCCCTCGTCGGGCATCGATAACAGTTCTTTTTCGAAGTCGTAATACTCGTCAAATGAATTGACAAGATGCCATTGGTTTGTTGTGTTCATCGTCTGATCTCCTATTAAGCGTGATTGAATAGTTCTTCTGGTATTTCCACCTCATCGCCGAGTTTGCTGGCAACGTAGCAGCGCATGGCTGCGATGAGTGGGGTTGTGCCTGTTTCCTCCATCCACATAACATCGTCAGTGTCTTCGTTTTGGTAGTGCATAGTGGCTACCCAAGTTAAGCTGTTTACCGGCTTGCTAACGCTTATCCACTCGCTTTCAATGATTGCACCGCCTTGCGCCCAGTTAGCTGACGGTTCATACGCTGCGCCCTCATCATCGAAAGCGCACCGCTCGTCGGGCTCGTAGTACTGAGTCAACCCCTCAACATTAGCCACCGCCCAGTCAAGGGCTGCGCCTGATAACTCTGCTGTTTTCATCGTCTGATCTCCTTATCAAAATTACAATGTGGTAACATTACCATGTTTCATTTTTAATAACCGTCTGATCTGCTATTAGGTGACAGGCGCGAGTGTCATGTGTTGCATGGTACGTTGCGCGCGCGCCATCGTCAACCGTCTGATTTACTGGTGGGCGGTGGCTTTGTTGATGGCTTCGGTTAGCACTTGATAAGTGCCAATACACTCGTGCGTTTCGGGGTAATTGTCGAACAGCGACAGGGCTTCAATGCAAGCGGCCAGCAAATCCGGCGCGGCGGCCAATAGTCTGGCGTTGGCGGTGGCTTCTGTCAGCGCATCGTCAAGGTCGCAAACGTGCGCGATATGCTCACCCTGCGCGTCTTTAATCGTGCGGATATATCCTGTATTGCTCCATGCGTGAGCGGTTTTCCACGGCGATATCGAAAATTCTTTCATGGGTCTGATCTCCTATTAAGCGGTCAAGTGGGCGAAGGTGCGCGGAGCGGTCTGCTCGATTTCAATCTCGATGCCGAGTGCGGCGATATCGCGCAAGGCATGGCGGGTCAGGGTCTTAGTTCCTGCTATGCGCGCGAATATCTGCGCGCGGTCGCAAGCTGGATAAGCGGTTTCGATGCCGTAATTTTTGTCAACGCGGATAGTGATTTTCATGGGCTCACCTTTTCGAGTTTGTAGGTTCCGGCTTTTCTAGAGTCGCGCACAATGTCCGCAATTTGTTTTCGCAGTCTGAGCGAATACGCACAACGGTACGCTGGCAACAGTCGCAAATACAGTATCGGGTTGTCGGCGCGCGTTGCCAGATCGCCTTGCGGCAAGTTCAGTATCTGGCGCGCGATGTTTGCGGTATGCACTTGGGTTTTGTAAACCGGTCGATTCCAGTAGTCGATCATGTTGTCACCTTGCTATCAGAAAAACAGAAAACGTATCCTCTGCCATCGGCACTATCACCCCACGTCATGCGGCCAATATCCCAAGTCAGCGCGTGTTTTTTGGCAAGTTCTTTGACGGCCTGATAGTGCGCGTTGTGGCCGTCGAATTCGTGCGGGTACGATATAACCGCTGACAGTCCGGCGTGGGTGTAGGCTTTAATCCGGCTTGGTTTGGTGTTCGTTGCGGTCAAATACTTTGTATGAATCGCTTGCATGGTCGGCTCCGTTTAGTTCAATTCGATGGCGGTGTCAAAATAATGGCGCGTTCCGTCTGATTCGATCAGGCATACAGGCGCAAGCGCATCGTCAATCGCATCAAGGGTCGATAGGTCGATGCTGCCATCGGGATAGCTGCCACCGAGATAAGCGGCTCCGGTGGGTATCTCTGAGTAGTCGCGGTAGGTTTGCATCGTGTCGCGGTAGGTCATGGTCGGCTCCGTTTAGAAAAGAAAAAGTGCAAAGAAAAAAGCCCATAACATCAGCGCGCCGAGCGCGCCAACAATCATTTCGAAGAGGGTTTGCATGGCGATTCCTTCCGGAGTGATTCGTTCATCTGGTCAACGGTATCGGCAAGCCTGAGTAACTCTTGCATGGCAGCGTCACGGCCTTCTAAGCTTTTTGAATTGGCGGCAATCTCGACTAGGATCGGCAGGATTGCGCGCCAAGATGGGCAGATATCAATAGTTTGCATGGTCGGCCTTTCCAGATAAGCGCGCGCAAGCCTTGCAGGTCGGCGCGCTGGTTGCGATAGCGTGGCGGTGCATGATGTTTGTTTTCCCGCAGAGCGTGTCGGCGAAGCGTATGCGGTCGCGCTCCGAGTATCGGGTCGGGTGCTGCAAGTGGGTTTTCATATCAGCGGCTCCAGTGGTGGCCGAGCGCAGTGGCTCGGCCTTGTGGGTCAATAGACGAATTCATCCTCGAGGGCGGTAATAAGCCCGTCGAAATCCTCGGAAGCGCCGAGCATTGATGCCAGCGCGAAAACAGCATCGCGCGGGTAATCCTCGGCGAGTGATTCCAGATACTCGCGGCGGTTCGCAAATCCTTCGGCTTGGTAGTCGTTCATGATGGCGGCTCCTTATGGTTGATAGCGTGGCAAGTTGCGAACAAAAGTGTTTTCCTGATAAACCTCGGAGTATTTGACAGGCTGTCCGGCGGCGGCTTTGGCGGCAGAAAAGCGGGAAAAATCGCAGTCCTCTTCCAGATAAACAAGGTCGGCGCGTTGATATGAGTATTCGCTGATCGAGTGACGGATACCGAGCGCGTCAAGTTCAGCGCGTGGAACTTCTAGCCAGCCGTGGCCGGGGTCGGAAATAAAGCGGTAGGTCATGATGTAGGCTCCTTGTGGTTAGCGGTTGTCCGCGGTCATTGCGATAGCTGCCAGCAGAGCGCCAGCGCCAGTAATAAGCGCGCCAGCAAAGCCAGCGCCGAGGATGCCGAGACCAAGCCCGCAGAGCAGGGTCACGGCGGCGAGAATCCAGTAGAAGTCGGTGATAGTCATGATGGCGGCTCCGGTTAGTTTGAAATCGCAAAATGTTCGACTGAGTTGCTGTTTTTGTTTAATGCCTTGTACTGGTAAGGGTCTGCCGGAGTCCAGATTCGGACAAAATCGGCATCTTCCTGCCTGTAAGTCATGTAAGTTATTCGCTTGAATTCAATACCGGCAAACTCGACTGCGGGGCGATTGCCAAAAATTACTGTCTGTAAAATGTCATTCATGAGGGCGGCTCCGGTTAAGCGGTTTCGAGTGCGAACAATTCAGGAAAGGCGGCGGCGAGTCGGCGCAAATTGGTCGAGTCGGCGCGGGTCGCTGCATCGCCAATGGCGGCGGCAAAGCTTCCATGCTGGCCGGTGGTAAGGCTGCGCGCGGCGGCCAGTAGGCGGTCGGTATCGTTTGAGTTTTCCTCGCGGATGCCATAGGACACTTCCCACGCGGTCGTGAAGTCGTTCACGGTGTAATCAATCACGGTTTCATCATCGGCGAGTCCGAAAGCGGAAACGCGCGCCCAAGCGGTGCGGCTACCGGTCGCGCGGTCGCGAATTACAATCTCGGCCTCATCTACCGATTCAATCGCATCAATGATTGTTTTGTAGTCGGTTGATTTATCGGTCGGCCATTTGTCGGTCGCCCACTCTTCGCCGTCCCAAACGGCGATTGAGTGAGCGGTGGTCAGGGCGTAGCGGACTAGGTGCTGGTAGGCTTTCATGATGGCGGCTCCGTTTATAGGTTGTAGCTGGTGTTTACTTGTACGGCATACTCACGCGCAGATACTCGGCGAGCGTATGCGTAGGTGCTGGGGCATCCGCAGCAGTCGTGTTCGTGGCGGCAATAGCTACCGGATAGTGAATCCTCAATGGCGCGGGTGAGATCAACGGCGCGCAAGCTGGTCGGTGCTATTACGCGGGTAACGTGAGTGTTGCCATCGCTACCTTCATCGCGGGTCAGGCGGTAAGCCAGCATCTTGGCGGTTCCGAGATATCGCTCGTCATCCAGATATCGCCAGCCATCGCGGTATTGGTGGGTGAGGCGCTCATATAGTTCGATTGTGGTCGGCATGGTCGGGGCTCCTATTAATCGATGTTGTTAGGGTCTATCGTTACACCGTACTGCTCGAGCGCGAGGGCTGATAGGTCGGCCTTTTTTATTTCGTCAAAAATCGCAGGGCGTTCCAATACAAGGGCGATGCCATCATCGGCTTCGAGGTGTATTTGCTGTATAGCGCCAGAAGGGCGTTCTATGGTTTCCCAGTGGGTCACGTACCAGAGCATCTGTTTACCTCCTATGAGAGCGCTACTGGCTGCAGCGCATGAGAGGAATATTAGTCGATGCCATACATAAGTCAAGGGTCATGCAATAGGTTTCTTCATGGTATTTTTCTATCGATGAGCGAGGATTGATAGCCGCCGATAGCCTGTACCGGCGGCGCTGCGGGATCAGTCCTTGAACATTGATTTCTTTACAGCATCGGCCAAGCGGACAGCATCAAGTGAATTTTCGAGTTCGGGGAAAATTTCGCATATCAGGATGTAGCAATTAGATAAGCGGATCGCTTCTTGATCGTCGTTCGCTTGCTTGGTTGCTTCGAGTTTGCTTAGTAGGCGGGTGTAGTTATTCATGATGAGTAATCATTCCTTGTAGGTTGTAAGTGGCGGGAAATTGTTGCTCCCACCTGTTAAGACGATTCAAGGCGGGAAAAGTGAGGATGTATTTTTCTATCGGGTTTGCGGTATCGATAGCATTGCTATCGATTTCGCGCGGGTGATTGATTTTCTGTATTTGTTCCGGTATCGTCGCGGCAGATAAACAAGCGAGCGCGAGCGAGCATCGGCACATCATGAACCGCAAAACAGTAAGGGAACATATAAGCGCATCTGGTGGGATAGAACAGGCCATGCGTATAAGGAAAGGCTCGCTAACCACCAAACAGAAGCAATTCGCGGAACAGGTTGCACTAGGTGCTACCGGTGCGGATGCTTACCGCAAAGCCTATAGCCCGACAGCGAAACCTAAAACAGCCGGGAACGCAGCGACAGTACTGAAACAGCACTCTGGTATCGCTTTGGAAATAGAACGGATAGAGCGGGCTAATGAACTGGCTGCGTTGCATTCTGCCGCTGGCTTGAGGTCAATAGTCATTTCCACACTGGCAGAGATAGCAACGAACCCGGAAGAAAAGGCGGCAACCCGGGTGCAAGCGGTGCGTTCTATCGGCCAGCTTGTCGGCGTTGATGCTTTCCGGGAAACCAAGCGAGTGGAACACGTCAAGGATAGCGGTGAACTCAGAGCGCAGATACTCGATCAGTTGAAAGGGATGATGCTCGGCACCAATGATGCGCAGGAAGTAGAAGCGAATGACTTGCTAGCGGAATTGGCAGGCAGCGATTCTGCGGCGGCGGAACCCCACCCCGCGGGTACCACCCCAAATCCGGAATGGGACTCCGGCTCCCATGAACATAGTATTCCACACACCCCATCCGCCATTTTTGCCGAACCCAGCAATATCCAGCCACCAGAAACACCCCCCTTGTCCTCCGAAACGGCAGACCCCCGGGGGGATATTTTTGGCGAAAATAGTGATGTTAGCAAATGAGAAACATGGTAACGTTACCACATTTCAAGAAAAGCAACAAAGAGCGGATAGAGATAAATCGTGAGATGGTGATGCGTCGGCGGGAGATGACGTATGAAGAGTGTATGGGGGTAGATATGACGCCTGCGCAGAAGGAGGTGTTTTTGGTGATAGATGAGTGGTGGCGGAAGTATGGGTTTGGGCCGTCTATACGGGATATTTGTCGGATACGTGGTAAGGGTGGGATGGGGAATACGCAAGAGATAATTAAGCGGCTGGTGAAGTTGGGTGTGGTGAAGCGGGTGACGGGGAGTTTTAGGAGTGTGCGGCCTGTGTATATACAGTTTAGGGATCTGGAGTGATGGATTTCGATACGTGGAAGCGGGAGATGGATGCGAAGGTTGCGGCGTTGGATGCGGCAATTGAGGCGATGAAGGCGTTGCGGGATTCTTATGCTTTGGCGTCGTGGCCGGGTGGGTTGGTGAATAAGGATTCTCCGGCGGCTAGGCGTAGGCGGGCAAATGCGCCGTGGGACGATAAGTCGGGATATTGATGGATCTAGCGGATTTGATAAGTCGGCTACCGGCGGCGGAGCAGGAGCAGTTGCTGGAGCAGGTGGGGCAGTATAAGGATGCGCTGGTACGTGAGCGGGCGCAGAAGTCGTTCATGTCGTTTGTGAAAGAGATGTGGCCGGGGTTTATACATGGTCGGCACCATGCGGTGATGGCGAAGAAGTTTGAGGAGATCGCGCAGGGGAAGTTAAAGCGGCTGATCATCAACATGCCGCCGCGACATACGAAAAGTGAGTTTGCTAGTTATCTGTTGCCAGCGTGGTTCTTGGGTAACAACCCAGAGAAGAAGGTAATCCAGACGTCGAACACGGCGGAACTGGCGGTGGGGTTTGGTCGGAAGGTCAGGAACTTAGTAGATAGTGATCAGTACGGCAAAATCTTTCCGGGTGTGGGCCTGCGGGTGGATTCGAAAGCGGCTGGCCGGTGGGCAACCAGTCATGGCGGGGATTACTTTGCGATTGGTGTAGGTGGAACTGTTACCGGTAAGGGTGCAGACCTGCTGATTATTGATGACCCGCACTCGGAACAAGAGGCGAGGCTGGCGCAGGGGGATCCGACGGTCTTTGATAGCGTGTATGAGTGGTACACATCTGGCCCACGGCAGCGTTTACAGCCGGGCGGGGCGATTGTGGTGGTGATGACGCGCTGGTCGGACAAGGATTTGACTGGCCGAGTGTTGAAGAATGACTCAACCGAGTGGGAAGTTATTGAATTTCCTGCGATTTTGCCGTCTGGTAGCAGTCTGTGGCCTGAGTTTTGGTCTATAGACGAGCTGATGGCGCTGAAAGAGGAGCTTCCGCCGTACAAATGGAACGCTCAGTACCAGCAAAAGCCTACGGGAGAGGAAGGTGCGCTGGTAAAACGGGACTGGTGGCAGGTCTGGGAGAAGGATAGACCCCCGGCGTGCGACTTTATCATCCAGAGTTGGGATACTGCGTACACAAAGAACCAGCGGAGTGACTATTCTGCGTGTACGACGTGGGGTGTGTTCCGCAAAGACGAGGATGAAAACGATGTGAACATCATTTTGCTGGATGCGTGGAAGGGGAAGGTGGAATTCCCGGACTTAAAGCAGAAGGCAAAGGAGTTGTACGACGAATGGCAGCCGGATAGCTGCATTATTGAAGCGAAAGCGGCGGGTACACCCCTGATATTTGAGCTACGACGCATGGGTGTGATGGTTCAGGACTTCACACCGACCCGTGGCAACGACAAGTTCGTACGTCTTAACAGCGTTACAGACCTATTTTCTTCCGGTAAAGTGTGGACACCTGACCGTCGGTGGGCGGAGGATGTGGTGGAGGAGTTTGCGCGCTTTCCTAACGCCGAGCACGATGACTTGATGGACTCGGGAGTGCAGGCGCTGATTAGATTTCGGCAAGGCGGGTTCTTGCGGTTGGATTCTGATGAGGAAGACCAGCCGTTTGCCCGCGTAAAAAGGAGTTATTACTAATGCTTGGTTCTACGTTTATGTACTACGAGCGGGCTATGCCGCCTGAGTTTTGTGACTACGTTATCAAGAGTCTGGACTGGTCGCACGCTGGGATGGGCACAACGCGGGAAGAATCTGGCGCGGAATCTACAAGACTTCGCAGGGTTAAGATTTTGCCGGAGCACCTAATGTCCCCGCTCGGCTCGGTCTGCAAAAACTACATGATCGACGGCAACAGCAGGACGCAGTGGAGCAAGTCAATTTGCGGCTTCGATATCCCACAGATTCTGAAGTATGAGACTGCGGACCACTACTGGTGGCATCACGACGTGCTCCCGCCCGTAGATGGGAAGCAACGGCGCGTCTCGCTATGTATGCTCTTAAATGACCCGTCCGAGTTTGAAGGCGGGCAGCTTGAGATTAAAGACAAGACTGACAACGCACTAAAAAACAAAGGCGACATCATTGTGTTTGACTCAACCGCAATGCACCGGGTTGCCCCTG